ACGCCAGATGAGACAAGACTTACACCTGCACATCGCGGATGAGAAAGCTATAATTGCACATGCCTTCCCCAACGCCGACCCAGACGGACACCGGGCAGCGCACGATGCTTGGATACGCAAGGCTGAAAGCCAAACTAAGTTCTGGGAGGATATGCGTGGGTCAGTCGCCAAGTGGGGGGCCATAGGCGCACTTGGGTTTATCGCGCTTGCGGTATGGAAACTGGTTCTTGAAGGGCCAAAGTGAACTTCTCAGAAGTCAAACTCGATGATCCACGATGGACCGACAGGGAAAGGCTTGTGCTCGATCACCTTTTCCGTACCCGCCAGCGGTACATCAATGAGAGCCGACGGCTTGAAGCGCACGGAATGGCGAAAGCTATCTTCGTCATGGCAAACGTGTTGGAGGCTTATAGCGATGCTCAGGTCACAACCTCTGATCTTTTCCAAACAAAGATATGAATCATCCATTCACGATCACACCTCACGTTTTGAAGCAGCAGCTTGAAGCGTTGAAGGAGTTGCTTGATAAGCGCGACAAGGCGTGGAAGGAATCGTTTGCCGACACTGAGCGCTTGCCTAAAGGCGATGAATGCACGGCATTTGATGATGACGACCTCGACGAGGTTCGCAAGATTGAAAAGAAACGGTAATGGATTGGCTTAAATCAATTGCCCCCATGCTGGGCACGGCGCTGGGTGGACCCTTCGGTGCGCTTGCTGCTTCCTTCTTGGCCGACAAGCTGGGGGTAGAAACAAAGACTGTTGACGCTGTGACCAAGGCGTTGAGTGATGGCAAGATGTCACCCGATATGATAGTGCAAATCAAGTTGGCTGAAATCGACTTCCAGAAGTTTACGGAAGCCAACAACATCACACTCGAGCAACTGAGTGTCCAAAACACCCAAGGCGCTCGGGACATGCAGATAGCAACCCGGTCATGGGTGCCTGCTGCTTTGGCTTTGGTCATCGTCACGGGCTACCTTGGCATATTGATCGGAATGATGCTAGGGTACTTAACAGTCTCAGACAACCAAGCCTTGTTAATTCTGATAGGTGCCTTGGCAACGGGTTTTGGAACTGTACTTAACTTCTTTATGGGGTCAAGCCACAGTAGCCAAACCAAAGATGTTTTACTAGCGAATTCAGCCCCTGTTAAATAAAGGAACTATCATGATGTCACCAGAAGAACGCGCAGCAGCCATGCAGATGCTAGGCCAAGGTGCCGCCCAGAATGCAGGGCAGCTTGTTAACCCTATGAACCGTCAGGCGCAGCTCCAAGCGCAGGAAGCCGCTGCTATGGGCGAGGCACCCCCGCAAGCCCCGCCCCCACAGACCATGATGGGTGGCCCGGTTGAGCGCCCCCCGCTGCCCACAAAGTCCCCTAGTATGCTCCGTAAGCTAGCCGACTTACTGCGGGGTGCCAGTAAGTGACTTGCTCCTGATGGCAGCTTCAATGGCACGGGCAAAATCAACAACGCTATCCTTTGCGCTGTTCCACTCACGCATTATTTCCACCACTGTCAGCGGCTCAGGCACTGGCGGGTGGGTGTAGACTTCACTGTGCTTGAGATTGATGGTGGTCAACTTTCCATTCTCATACCATGACCTTGTACCAACAATCGGATCACTCTGCGGCTCTGCCAGAGCAGCTTGCAGGGCGGCGATGGCAGCTTCAATTTCAGCAACATTTTTGTCGGCTCTTGCGTGGCGTTCAGGGTAGTAACCTTTGTAGCTTTCATGGATGTCTTCAGCCTTGTCTCTGGCGCAATCTAGTCCAGGTTCCAGCGCATCCAGCGCCAGTTTGTATAGTTCGATGTGTGTCATGATGTCTCCCACATATGAGGTTGAGTTTGGATACTTAATGATCCGACATATGGCAAATTGATTCCAACGTGAAAGTTGAATCCTTGCCCACGGTACACCCGCATGAAATAGACTCCTGTCTTGCCTGACTCTCTTTTTGAGTAGTTGATTCCAAATCTCCAAGTGATTGAATCGGGGTGGTGCCAAGCGATCAAGGTGTAGGAATCTGTCGGCGTTCCGTTGCAGTTCATCCGTTTGAAAAGTGTCAAACCCTTCATTCTGTTTTCTCCTTGAGCATGTCGCGGATAGCTATAGCACATTTATCCGCACGTTCATAAGCTGCCATTTCATTGCACACCGCAGCACAAGCCTCCACCGTCGCAGCTTGGAAGGCAAGCATCTGGTCTGCGGTGTAGAAAGGTTGATAAATGGGCGCGTATGATGCTGGTTCAGGTAATTTAGGTAAGCTCATTTGTACCACTTCTCCCTTTCTTTCCTAGCTGCTTCAGCTTCTAGGAAGACTATAAGCTCTACCACGGCCCAGAAGATTAGCATGGCGCAGCCTAGTGTTACCATATCACCCCCGCAAGGAATAGGCTGGGAGCTATGAAGGTAATCACGTCTGCTGCCCCCACTTTCCACTCAGTAGTCAGCAGGTGCTTATTATCCACGTAGTCTTGGTAGAACACCCGTGCAACGTAGAGCAGCGCAGCAGCCACGGCTACGAATAGCGTTGCCTTGCTGGGTGGCAGTTGGAGGAAGCGATGGCCCCCCACCCAAATCAGCAGGCCAGTTAGTCCAAGGGCTAGGTTACGAGTGAGCATAATATTCTCCGATAACGGGGGCTAGTTCCCCCTTTTGCTTGGCAATTCGCAGGGCATCAACGGGGTTAGCCGCATCAACCACACGGGCGGGTTCAAGTATCCCTTCAACTTGACGGTACACTTGGTACTTCCTAATCTTCTTGTCCATTTTACTTTCTCCAGTTGCGGCGGTATTGCCGTACCCCTATTATGCACGGCTCCAACTAGAGTGCAAGCTAAATTTAAGCGGCCCGTAGACCGCTTAATTACCTATTGGGCTACATACCCCATACCCGGCCCCGCTGCGGGGTCTGAGGGGCCATTGAGGGGGTCGTACGCGCTGTGGCTTGCCAATACCGCTGCACGCTGCGCCACCATAAGCTCTTGCTTCTTCTCAAGGAAGTGTATTGCCTTGCCAATATCCTCAATAGCCTTGTCAGCGTCCCCCTTGCGGCCCAGCCTCCACAGATACTTTGTGGCTGCGCCCACAAGATAGTCCCAATTAAGGGCTGTTACCACGTCCCAATGCTGCGGCACTTCACCTTGTTGATAGTGGCTACCGCCTACTTGTCTATTGTTTGCGCTCATTTTGTATCTCTCCGTTCAATCCACTCTACTAAAGCCACCTTCCAGTCGCAGGTTGCCATGCTTTCAAGGTGGTGCATGTAAGGCTCGCCATACTTCCGAGCAAGGTACGTTTGCATCATGGGGTAAGCTACCTCATGAACAAACCTAGTGTAGAAGCTATTCTTACCCTGTACCAACGCTTCACAGTCCATAATAAACTGATCGTATGTTTCATCCTCCCGCAGCATGGGCAGTATCTCTACACCCGGCAGTGCGTAATAATCAAAGCTATCCGATGCAGGGGGGTACAGTAGGAACTCTGACACATTAGGGGCTGCTGGATATACATGGAAGTTATTACTGAATTGTCGGTAAACCCCCGGCAGGGTATTAAGGGCACGGGCAATCAGCTCTTGTAGCATACTGAAGTGAACCATGTTGCTTCCGTATGCGCCCCACAGCATATCGTTACTCCGGCAGCACACTGTCATGTTCAACACACCATCACGTAGGTCAAAGTAGATATGTGTGTTGCAGGGGCGGTCTTTCCAGTCCCCTACAAGATCATCCTCAGGGGACCACATACTCACAACAGCTTGGCGCGTGTTGGGGTCAGCAGCTAGCTTATCAATCACGTTAATAAGCTGATCACCGCCGAAGTGCTTACGCCAACGGTATCCATACGCCCCGTGCATCACGCCATCAGACTCAGCATAGTTGAAGAACTCACGGTTAAACTGCAACAACCAATCCACCTTCTGCTCCCCTGCTAGCATCCACAGGGCTTCCATAAGGTGGAAGGTGCAGTTGGCATCCCGCTGTGGGCTGAATAACACACGTTCCATAGGTCTGCGATAGGTAGTTACTACAGGGTCGGGCGCTACCCACACCTGCCCATTGCGGCTCTCTTCAAGAATACCACAAGTCTTTAGGTGCCAGAAACCCTCCTCAAACGCAGCGTTTACACCGCGCACGTTAATCTCTTTCATCTTCTTCCTTTCGTTTCATTACAAGTTGGTTTTCTAAGGCGTAACTTTCAAGCTGGGCTTGGGTTACAAACTGCACCATAAACCAATCAGCAGGGTCTGCATAGGGCAGAACGGTACAATTTATCGCTTGCCCATGCACAATGTCACCGATTATAAGCTCACCTTGCGGTGTATGAATTTCTGGCACGTCCATCTCCTTCTATTTGTCTAATGTATTTACTGAATTCGCACAAACAGTTCTGAAAGTCCTGCATCCCTATGCGGGGCACGTAGCTCTGCACAAGTGGCATAGTCTCCTCATAGGCTATGGCAATAGCTTCTTTGAAGTGCGCTGGGGTTACAGGGTTGCGGAAGTAGGCTGTAAGCCCCCGCAGGCTACCCGGCCCCGGTGCCGCCCACGTCCACCAGTCTGGAGCCGCCTGTAGGGGGTGCCCCGGCGTGTTCTTAAGGTCAGCTACCACTTGGGCGGCTAGGAAGCTCCCCAAGCCATCAATGTTAGTCAGCCACTTGTAAGTTTCAGCAAGACTAGTGAGGTGTGGTGGGCAACTTTGTTCCTGCACTTGCACGTTACGCACTACATGATCAACAACATAGTCCACCTTGTCCATAGTCTTGCCACATGTGGATATGGTGTAGGCGTTGCCCCAGATAGGGCCGTCCTCCCGCATAAGGTAGAGTCGCTGCTTCACCCCCAACAGGTGCCCACTACGGACTAAAGTTTCAATGCTTTTGAGAGTAGAAATTCTATTGACCATGCGAGCGAGTACAACAGCCCACACAGGCACAGCAGCCCTAGAGTAAGAATCCACGCTACGAACATAACGAGTAACCTTATCGTCTTCACGATGAACATTGCAGTACCTCACGTTTTGTAAATGCTTGTCAGCAGTCCACGGGGGCGGCATACCTGACTCTTTACGCATCTTAATTGCGTAGCGCTCGTTAATCCAATGAGCTAGGGCAACCATTCTATTCATTTTTTGCTCCCACTTTGTAAGCCTTCTTCCACTGAATAGTGACGTCTGTGCGGGTGCCGCCGCCCCATGCAGTCTTTGTGGTCTTTTCTACCACTTTAACGATGCCGGGGTACAGTTCTGACAGCCGTAGAGCCGCCTGCGCCTGCACTTGGGGGGTACGCCACGCGCTACAGCCGCCCACGGCTCCAGACCCCTTCTGATTATGCGCCACAGTGTTGATTATAACATTTTCATACCCCTTGGTAAGCAGGCTCAAGGCTACGTCAAAGTCTTCCATCACTTTTATACGCCCAAAGGCAATGCCTTCTTTCTTAAGCACTCGACGATTGTACCCCAGCACACGCATGATTCGTGTATTGTAGATAAAGGAGGCTATCACACGGTTGGCTCCCTCTCGGGCGGCGAAGCCCACATGGGGGAATGCGTCAAGTAGTAGGCATTCCATCTTGTTAAATGCAGCACGTAGCTCTACGGGCGTGATGTCCTCTAGTTTGTCGGGGGCATCTGTGCGACGTTTGAAGAAGGTTAAGTCATCATCAAGCATACAGATGGCATCTTGCTTGCCTACGGTTTCCATAATCCACTGCCGCTTGTACGCAATACCTTCCAAGCCGGGATAGGGCACCACTGTCACCTGATGTAGCTCTTCGTAAAACGAGTACAGACCCGCATAGTATTCATCTTTTGGCACCACTAAAGTCACATACAGTCCTGCATCTAGCAAGTGTTTCAGCGTCTCTTGCTGTTTGTAGCGACCCCGTGTTGGTATTACAATGTCCATATCGATTCTCCAAAGTAAAAGAGACCCCGAAGGGTCTCAAAGTTGGGGGGCATTGCCGCTTTACAGCAGCTCTTCCTGGACTTCCAAAGCAGCATCTGCGTCCACTTCTGGGGCAGCGGCTTCCTTTTTGGCTTTCTTGGCCTTGGGAGCTTTTGGCTCTTTCGGTGCCTTTTCAGCCTTGGGTGCCTTTTCCTTGGCAACAATCAGCTCGGGGTTGTAGCCTTCAATGGCAATAAAGCCATGAGAAGCATCATACACGAGGTTGGGGGTGGCACGCTTGCCCACCACATCACAGAACTCTGCCACAGTCATACCGTCGGTATAGTTGGCAAAGTCAGCGGCGGCTTGGCTACCCGCACGCTTCGGGTTTTCAATAACCAGCAAGCTGATCACAGCAGACTCAGCCACACCACGGGGGCCACGGGTACGGGCAGCGGCAATCACTTCAGCAGCAGCTTCAACAACTTCAGTAGTTTCAGCAACTTCGACATTTTTCGGTTTACGAGCCATTTTCAATACTCCAGTTTTAGGTTGAGGATGTGCTCTAATTTCTAAGCACAGCCATATAATAACACACTCTTTGCGATCTGCAACAACTATTTTGCTATGACCGCAGACTTTTTAATAACCCTAGGAAATTAGCCTGTACAGCGTTCCGTTGGTCAAGTACAGACAGCACACGCTCATCCACAGTACCCCGAGCAAGTATGCGGTGGACTATCACATGCTTGCTTTTGTTGCCCGAGCGCTTTACTCGGTCAATAACCTGTTGGTAGTCCATAAGGTTCCATGTTACCCCCATCATGCAGATATGGAAGCAGTTGTCTTGCAGGCCGTCAATGCCAAGGCTGATACTTTGTGGTTGCCCCATGACTGCGGGTAGCTCCCCAAGTGAGAACTTCTGCATGTTGGCAGCGTCTGTTTTTACACTGCCCGAACTTATGCTGGGTACCTTTAGTCGCTCTTCAAGGGCGGCAGCGTCAAAGCGGAACTCATAAGTTATCAGCACCGGAGCGCCCTGTAGCTGCTCAAGCAGGTCTTCCACGGCATTTAGCTTCTCATCATGTAGCTTCTGCCATGTTCCATCAGCGTTAAAGATATGCCCGTTGGCAATTTGTCTGCACTTGCTGGACGCCACGGCAGCATTGGCGGCTATCACCTCCCCACTTTCCATGTCCGCTACAAGCTGGTCTTCCATCTTGTTGTATAGCCTACGG